GAGAGGATGGCGGAAATCGCTCGAACACTTATATCGTGATGCCTGGGGTCCGACCCCCCTGTGCTCGAGAAGCACACCCCCCTGTCTCACAGAAGCACACAGAACCTGTCAGTAATGAACCTACATATATAACTACTCTATCTTTAGGTGAGATTAATGCAGATATCAAACAAGGAAAACGTAAGTATTATCGAAAGCTCTCAGCAGTCGAACGTGCAGAGCTCGCAACAATCAGGGCCGACGAACGAGCACAACGGGCAAGTCATGGCCCGCATCTGGCAACGGATGACAGAAGTGTACGGACACCGGTGGATAAGCGCGTGGGGGGAAGGGACAAACCCTGACGGAACCCCGACCAGGGCAGCACAGACCTGGGCCGAGGGATTGGCCCGATATTCACTCGACGAGATACGCCAGGCGTTCGAAAAGCTCGTAAAACGCGGCGATGAGTGGCCGCCGACGCTACCTGAGTTTATGCGATTGTGTCGAGAGAAAAGGGCAGCGCCATACCATCGGATGGCAGGGCCTGCATTGCCATCACCCGCGGTCGATCCAATCATTATCCGCGAGGAGCTGAAGAAAATGCGGGGAATGCTTGGCCGGTCCTAGCGATGACGACCTGGCGTTCAAACGATTGTGTGCTGCCAGGAGCGTCTGGCCTCGACGCCATCAGCTCACGCCATCGGGACGATGCACCTGGGGCCAGTGGTTCCATCGGGTGTTTGGGCTGACGCTCGATGAGCTCAGGAAAGATATCGCAGCCCATAAAAACATACGTTGTCGAGACAATCGCGCCGTGTGAAAAGGATTGCTGGTTTGCCTATAGCTGCAAACGAGAGGGGCTGGCCTGCCGCGAGTTTGAGAGGTTCGTGAGGTGGGGAGAGCCGCGGGACCCGCCAAAGACGGTCCCGACCCGAGCTTATTATGAGCGAATCTTCCGCGAGTGGAAGATTGGTCGACCAAGAAACGAGGGCAAATAGCGTGCTGCTGACGCTGCCCTGGCCGCCATCTGTCAACAACTACTGGCTAAAGACCAGGACCCACGTTTACATCAGTGCCAAAGGGCGAGCCTATCGAGAGAGGGTGATCGAGGAGGTCGCTAACCTGGGCCGGTTCAGTGGTGATGTCAGGCTGCGGGTTGCTATCACAGCGTTTCCACCGGATCGGCGCCGGCGAGATATCGATAACCTGTTGAAATGCACACTCGACTCACTCGAGCACGCTCGAGTCTTTGCTGATGACAGCCAGGTTGATGAGTTGTACATCGAACGCGGCGAGGTAACACCAGGCGGGGCGCTTGCAATAGAGATACAATCCGTATCCACATGAGTAAGCTGACACCAAAACAAGAGCGATTTGCACAGTCGTGCGTCGAGACACTTGGCGCGTTGTCGCTGTCGTATCGAGATGCCTACGATGCCGACAACATGAGTGATGAGGCGGTCAAGGTCGAAGCATGGCGGCTCGCTCATCTGCACGCTGGTGTCGGTGCCAGGATCGAGCAGCTACAAGAGAAGGCAGCCAGGCGGCATGGTGTAACGATGGATTCGATCTCGGTCGAGCTCGACGAGAATCGGATGATGGCCCTCGAGGAGCGAGCGCCGGCTGCTGCGGTGCAGGCGACAATGGGCAAGGCCAAGCTACACGGCCTCCTGGTCGACAAAAAGGAAGTGACCACACCACAGGGTATCAGTTTCAATATGCTCGCGCCGAATGCAGAAAAGCCAGCCGACCCAACAGATTGATTACCACGCCAGCCCGACGCTGTGGAAGTTCCACCAGTGCGAGGCTTTTGTGCGGGGTGTCATGGGTCCTGTCGGATCGGGCAAGTCGACTGCCTGCTGCTGGGAGTTGTTTCGTCGACTCCAGGCCCAGGAACCAGGACCGGATGGCATTCGACGATCCCGCTGGGCTGTGGTCCGCAACACCTACCGTGAGCTGACGGACACCACGCTGAACACCTGGCGTGATTGGTTCGAGGAAGTCGGCCAATGGAACAACCAGGACATGATGCACCGCATCAAGTTCGGGGATGTTGAGGCCGAGATAATGTTTCGAGCTCTCGACCGGCCCCAGGATGTCAAGAAGCTATTGTCCCTCGAGCTCACCGGTGCCTGGGTGAACGAGGCCAGGGAAGTGCCGCGGGCTGTGATCGATATGCTGCAGGGTCGCGTCGGGCGCTATCCTTCCAAGCGGGAAGGTGGGCCGACCTGGTTCGGCGTCATCATGGATACCAACCCACCAGACAACGATCACTGGTGGTATCGGCTGTTCGAGGAACAGGCGCCGAAGGGATGGCAGCTATTCAAGCAACCGAGCGGGCGCCAACCAGATGCAGAGAACGTCGAGAATCTACCCGATGGTTATTACGAGCGCCTCGAGGCCGGCAAGGATAACGAGTGGATTCGGGTTTATGTTGATGGCGACTACGGATTCATCACCGAAGGCCGACCAGTGTATCCCGAATTTAGGGACCATCTACACATCGCCAGGCAGGCCGTGGCCGTCAACCAGGGCGAGCCCGTTTACGTCGGCATCGACTTTGGCCTGACGCCCGCTGCGGTGTTCGGCCAGCGGGACGTTCGAGGTCGCTGGTGCTGGTTGCGTGAGCTCGTCACCGAGGATATGGGTGCGGTCCGATTCAGTGAGCTCCTGGCGGCTGAAATGCAGCAGCGGTTTCCTGGTTGCGAATTCCAGGTATGGGGTGATCCGGCTGGTGACCAGCGCAGCCAGACAGATGAAACGACACCGTTCCAGATTCTGCGGGCCAGGGGCATCAATGCCAGGCCGGCACCTTCTAATGACTTCACGCTGCGGCGGGAGGCTGTTGCTGTACCGCTCTCGAGGCTGGTTGATGGCGAGCCTGGGCTGTCGATCTCGCCGAGCTGCCAGATGTTACGCAAGGCGATGGGCGGTGGTTATTCCTACAAGCGTATCCAGGTTACTGGTGACGAGAGGTTTCACGATAAACCGGATAAGAACCAGTACAGCCACGTTGCAGAGGCGGCGCAGTATCTGATGCTGGGTGCTGGTGAAGGCAGGGCAATACTGAAACATCACAGACCCGGACCACAGAAACCTATCCAGGTCGACCAGGGCTGGTCGGTGTTCGCGTGAATGTATTACTTCGTCTGTTTCAAGAATCACGGTTCGCCGCGGTGGTGGAATTACTTTTTACATCCCCAGGCGTTGCACGTTTTCGCGCTGAAATGGACCGGGGTGTATTGGGTAATGGTGCATCCGCGTATCGCTTACCTGGAGGTCCAGGTGCTGTACGAGTACGAGCTCGAGGAGGATATTGTTCGTATTGTGGAAAATATGGAAATTGTTGGACTGTGTAAGGTAAACTTTGACCACTTGGATACAGATCGTATCCGGTTGCCGTGGGTATTTGGGCCCTGGACTTGTGTTGAGCAGATTAAGGCGTTGGTTGGTATTCGAGCGCCCTGGGTCCTGACGCCGAGGCAACTCTGGAAACATTTAAGAGGCTTGAATTATGGGTAATGGCGGTGGCGGGAGTGAGATTGCTAGGTCTGGTTTGAATAGGAAAGGTGAGTATTCAGGACTACCGGATGATGCCCCATTTAAGGCGAGGGCGAAAGAGGGGTATAGCTTAGCGACGGGCGCACAAGCTGGCCGGTATACAGTGCCTGGCATAGGTTCTAAGTCGGATCCGCAAATATTCAAGGCCAAAGTTGCAGCCGATGAGGACCCGAGTTGGATTGCTGGGAAGCTCGGATTGTCGGAGCAGCAGCGCCAGGCTAATTTCAATGCCAACGCTTTACGCGATGCTAAAGCAGCACAAAGGGATTTACACGGCCCAGGCGACGATCCCATGATTTATAGGGAGGAGAAGCGCAAGAAGGAAGAAGCAGCGGCAGCAGCAGCAGCAGCAGCGAAAAAGGCAGAGGAAGATGCTAAAGCCACGAAAAAAGCAACCGATACCACTCCTATCGTTGACACTACTGCGACCACCACTGATACAAAAACGACAGCGGTTAATACGCAAGCAACCGACTACTCGAAGTTGCTGAACGATATGCAGGCCAAGTACGATGCCCAGCTCTCGGCGTTTCAATCTGAAATGGATGCGGCCACTCAGAAGCAGGCGGATCAGCTCACAAAGCTAACCGAGGCCACCACAGCACAGAAGAAAAGGCTGAAAAAAAAGCGGAGGTAGGGAGAGCAGTCGTCA